GGGTAACGAGTCGGCCTACATTTCGTCTGATGGATTGATCAAGTTGTCCGTCAACCATACCCTTGCGAAGCAAGGGAGGGCTCGACGGCTCTTGAGGGTCGACCATTCGAAGGTTACCTCGGACCCGTTTCGCCCGTCAGAGAACGTGAAGGTGGGTATGGCAACATACCTTGTCTTCGATGTTCCACCGGCGGGCTACACGAATGCCGAGGCTCTCGCAGTGTATACGGGCTTTAAGGGCCTGTTCACCGCGAGCTCCGATGCGCTCATCTCCAAAGTTCTTGGTGGTGAGTCGTAGCGAGCTCCCTGGATCTTCTGATTCCGACGATTCTTGGTATGAATCCTCGGGTTGGAAGAATTCTAGGGAAGGTCGTGATGATCCAACGGAGTTTCCGGGAATTAAGGTTAATCTCCAGGTGAGTTATAAGACTCTCCTTTTGATTTTCCTACTTTTCGGCGTACTCCAGAGGATCGTCAATCTTCTCGTCAACGTTCATTCCTTCCACTTGTGGTAGGAATGTTCTCAGAGAAGTAGGCAACACTCTTGATTGAGTGAACTCCGTGGTATTCGCACGCTGGTTGCGTGCGTCTGCACAGAGACATAGGCTATGGATTCGGTAGCCCCCTATCGAGGAGGTCCGATGAAAAGCCTGATGTCACTCTGGTCCCGATTAGCAGCGGAAGCTGCTGATCAATGCTGCACTAGCGCCACTCGTGACATTGATACCGTCACGAGGCGAGTCGAACATGAGGGGTTGTCGTTTCTCACGATAACCCTACCTGACCTTGGAAAAGCTGTCCAAAAATGGCTTGACCAAGGACACGTCGACATCAACTCCTCTTTCCGAGTGGGAAGAGGAGGAAGTCTCCCCCTATTTTTAGGAGGTTTCTTCTGTCGTGTGTTCGACCGGAGTAGTGGCTCGTTACTTGACGAACCCTGTACGGACAGTATTCAAGCCATTCGTCAGCTTACGCTGATGTTTGGTAAGATGGAGAAAGCGTGCTCCCCAGCACGCCAATCCGCTGCCGTCAGGAATTTCGTTAAGTGTGAGCAGGAAGTCCGATCACTCGATCTGAGCCCAGCTGAACTAGCTGAGTTCAAATCTATGTCGAGTGTGCTCTTCGCCAAGGTGTTCTCTCTGATGGACAGAGATGTCTATTATGGACGCCTTGTACCGAAGCATGGTCCAGGATCAACAGCTGATGGTCTTTCCGGAAATGGGAAGTACCATCAATCTGTCTGGACCAATCGCCTAGAAGCGGTTTTACCCGCTGGCGAAC